AAAGCAATGAAAACATTATAACAGAAGATTTAGAAATCTTGTCTGGTAACATAGTGAATGGACAAGAGGGAAAGACAATTACTAGCACAAATATGGGGGCGGGTAATAAGAATGATGGATATGCAAATTATTATAATGCCTTACAAGGAGTGCCAAAAATTTTAATAGAAACAGAGATTGTAAATCCATCACATTTTGATATAGATGTAGGAGATGTAATAGCTATGAGTCATACAAGTCAGATAGCTGCACCTTTTGGAGAATCTTTTAATGGGAAAAAATTCTTTGTTACATCTGTTGCTAGAACGATAGGATCTACAAAAATACAAATGAGGGAAATATAATGGCTATAACACAAGCAGGATTTAAAAAAGGATCTACTAGCTATACTCCAACTACAAATGTAGATGTAAATATAAGCTATGGTAGAAACTATGATGTTGTCATTAATAAATCATATAGTGGTAAAAAATATTCAGTTAAGAAACATGATCTAAGAAAGTCTTGGGGTTTAAAATACAGTTACTTATCTGAAGCAGACAGAACAAAACTGCAGAACTTACACGATGCAGTAGATGGAACTTATGAAACATTCTTATTTAGTGAAGATAATGATTTTACTGGAACATTAGGTACTGATCACTTCACTGTAAGATTTACAAAAGATGATTTAAAGTTTCAACAGATAGCTTCTGGTGCATACTCTATATCATTTACTATTGAAGAAGAATTATAAAAGGGGGACAATATGTGGTCTATATTTAAAGATGAAAATGAAGTTAATGAAAAAAATATTATAGGATTCTTATCGTTTGCACTAATGTGTGTGTTCGGTATGGTAGACTTAATTATGGGAATTATAGGAATTGAATTAATGGTTAATGACTATATCTATAATTCTTTTGTTTGGGTTACTTTAGGATCTTTTGGTATTGCTGGGGCAGAAAAAGTTTATAAAAAATGAGAAAGACTTTATTTGCAAACAGAACAAAAAAAAGTAATGGGGCAAAAAAGACGAGGCAAGGTCAAAGTCACAATACAAAATTCGGTAGTAAAATATCTAAAAAATACTACAAAAAGAAAAAAAGAGGTCAAGGAAAGTAAATGATTTCTTGACATTGATTTGTGCAATCACTATTCTTATTGCATGAAATATCAAAAATTATCCAAAGAATTAAATAAAATAGAACGAAGCAAATCCTGGTTAGCTAGAAAAATAAACATCAGTGTTTCCCTACTTTCCCTAATGATGCAAGAAAAGAGAACTTTTCAAGAAAATCACAAGCACAAGATTTGCTCTGTTCTGGAAAAAGAATATAAGGAGTTATTTTAGTTGGGGAGGGGGGCTATCTCATTCTACTCTACTTCCTTTCCCCCCCTCTTCTATATCATTATGAAAAAAGCAACATTAAATTCGGAACAATCAACATTCTTAATAAAACATATTAAAGAAAGCATTGAAAAGTATCCGATACATACTGATGAATATCAAGAATTTATCTTGTTAGTACAGATATATGATATACTAACTGGATATTCGCCCAAAAACAATAAACCTGACGAGAGTCTTAGGGGCAGTGACTCGTGTAAGTCTGGTAAATGTGATTAGGAGTAAAAATGAATGATCAATTAAAGTTAAACAATGGACAAATTGTTGATGCAGTATTCCTTGGCTTAGATAGCAATGGTACTGGTCAATATGGAAATTGGTATAAATACTCATTAAAAGTAGATGGTAAAGAAGTAATCTATTTTGCAAATGACAATCAAAAAGCAATGTTTGATAGTTTAAAAAGAGATGAGTCATTTAAGTTTGGTAAAGTTAAACACGAAAATGCAAAAGGTGTTTATCATAAAGTAGAATTAGTAGCGGGGGATGCTCCTACTACTACTTCAAATGTTGCAGCTACTACTGCAACTAGTGGATCTACTGATACTAGAAGCTTTTCTCAGAGAGAAGCATCTATTGTAGCAGGTGTGGCAGTTAAAGTTGCTGGTTGGAGCATTGCTCCAGGCAGTTTTACTGAGCAAGAGTTGCTTAATAGATCTAAGGTAGTGTTATCTGTTTTAAGTAAATTAGAAACTAATTTATTAAATCAACAAGTAGACGAGTTGTTTGGTGCAACAGATGACGAGTAAGTCAAAGAGAAAAGGTAATCAATTTGAATATGAATCTGTAAAAGCATTGGAAGATGTTTTTGCAGAGTTTTCTCCAAATGTCGAAAGAGCGTTCTCATCTGATGGGCGCTCTTTAGGCGAAGCTACTGATTGTGATGTAAGGATGTCTTTTTTAAGAGATAAATTTATTGTACAATGCAAAAGAAGAAGAGAATTACCTAAATGGTTTTTACAGACTAATTCAGATATATTAATGACTAGAAGAGATAGGGGTAGAAGATATTATTGTTTTACTGAGGAGTCATTAGAAAAGTTTATAAAGTTTATACGAGCAAATACAATAAGCACAGATTAATGGATAAAATAAAAAAAGTAAAAGAAGATTTACCTATAACAGTAGAAAACTTTGAAAAAGTTACAAACACTTTGTTTAGTATTTTTTTAGCTAAACAAGCTATGTATGGTCCGGATAATATATCATTGGGGGGAGATATGACTGATGAAAAGGATCGTAAAATGGCATTGCTAGGTGTTTGGTTTAGAATGAATGATAAAATTCAAAGAATACAAAATATTCTAAAGAAAGATTTTAATGATGATGAAGTAGAGTTTGAACCCTTAGAAGACTCTTATATTGATTTAGCTAACTATGCAATTATTTCATTGCTAGTTAAACGAGAGATCTGGGGTAAATGAACTGGCGAACTGAAAGAGATATAGATCAGATAAAAAGGTCTTCAGGTGTTTACGCTATGTACACTGGTAGAAAAGACTTAAAATACATAGGATATTCAAACAATATCTTTGATAGATTGTTAAAACATGAGCTATCTTGGAGTTATGTCAAAGTCAGATACTTAAGTGTCGATAAAGCAAAGCAATTAGAATATAGATTAATTAAAAAGCTAAAACCTAATTTTAATCAAAGACATAAAAACAAAGCATTATCTGCTAAACATAGAATAAGATTGTATCCAGAAACATATCATACACTTAAAGTTGCAAGTGATTATAACAAGAAGAGTGTAGCAAATATTATTAAAGAGTTAGTAGAAACAACAGACGATTTATTTATAAAAAAAGCAAGAAAGATTTCAAAAATAATGATAAAGGAGTTTTATGAAGACTAAAGCACACACCGCATATAAAACATCAGATGGAAAACGAGTTAAAAGTGTTACTACTTTAATTAATGCACATCTAGGTTGGAATAAACAAATATTAGTAAACTGGGCTAGATCTCAAGGAATGCAAGGCAATGATCCTACTAAGGTAATGAATGAGGCAGCAGAAATTGGAACACTAGCACACTTACTATGTGAAAATTTTATTAAAGAAGAAAAGACTGATTTAGATGACTATTCAAAAAATCAAATTAAAGCAGCAGAACTTTGTTTTGATGCTTTTAAGGAATGGGATGCACAGTTTAAACCTAAGTATATAGAGTCTGAAATTAAATTAATTGATGATGACCTAAGAGTGGGGGGGACTTGTGATTTAATTTTAGAGATTGATGGTAAGCTATATATTGGAGATTTAAAATCTTCTAAAGGGCTTTACTCCGAGTTTATTGTTCAGTTAGCTGCTTATAAATATATGTATGAAAAGCAGACTGGCAATAAGATTGAGGGGGGTAGATTGCTTAGGTTAGACAAAACTGGTCAAGGATTTGAAGATCATGCTATTCCACTTAGCAAGTTAGACTGGGGTTGGAAAGTATTTGAATGTATTTTAAACTTAGCAGATTTAAAGAGCAATGAAGAACCGAATCACTAAACATATAGTAGCTACAGTTACTATTACAGAGATAAAGGATGCTCTTGCAATGATTGATAAGGAGCATCTTTTTGAAAAAAAAGAAATAGAAAAAGCAATTAACAAAACACAACAAGAATATAGTGGAGAGTTGTGGAGCGCTTTTATAGATCAGGTCGTGTTTGAGTTAGAGGAAACAAGAAAATGAAACATGGCTCATTGTTTAGCGGTATTGGGGGGATTGACCTAGGATTTGAAATGGCAGGCATTGAAACTGTATGGAACTGCGAGATTGATGAGTGGTGTAGAGATTTATTAAAAAAACGATTTCCAGGTGCTACACAATATGACAATGTAGAAACTATTGGAAAACATAACTTAGAACCAGTAGATATAATATCGGGGGGATTTCCTTGTCAAGATATTAGTGTTGCTGGTAGAGGAGAGGGTTTAGATGGAAAAAGGTCAGGTCTTTGGTTTGAAATGCACAGAATTATTAGCGAATTACGACCAAGATTCGCACTTATTGAAAATGTCCAGTTGCTCACAAAAAGGGGAGGAACAAGAGTCCTTAGCGATCTTGCCGAAATCGGGTATGATGCAGAATGGCAAATTATATCAGCAGCCAGTGTTGGTGCAAGACACTTACGCAAGAGGCTCTGGATTATCGCCTACCCAACGAAGAATACCTACTCCATGCGCACTGGATGCGAGTTTTCCACTAGACCTGGAGAGAAATCTAATGAAAAAAGAAATGAAGAAAGGCAACTGGAGGGGGGTAAAACTTCCGAATTACCTAAATATGTTTCCGACACCTCTGTCCAGGGACTGGAAAGACACAGAGGGGACAGCTCATTACAAGTATCGAACTTTACCAAGAAAGATATTCAAGGATCAGGAGGAAAAGATTACCAAGTACCCGACTCCAGTAGCTTCAAACATACAGTCGCCTCAACCAAAAAGAGTGGAGAGGAATCAGTCGGGGGGGTTTATTTTGAGGAAGAAAAACAAGCCAAACTCGACTTATGGGGCGAGGCTTCAAGATGTAGTGAATTACCTAGAGCTTTCAAAGTCCCAAAATTTCAAATCCTTGAAGATGAACCCGATGTGGGTAGAGTGGCTAATGGGGATTCCCTTGTGTTGGACAGATATAAGGATAGAATCAAAGGACTTGGAAATGGAGTATTACCTCAAATCCCATATATTATTGGAAGAAGACTAAGAGAGATTTATGATTATGAACAAAGTTGAAAAGTTTGTTAGAGAAAATTTTGATAAAGTCAAAAAAAGTGGCGACAATTATATAGTTAGTTGTCCTTTTCATGATGATAAAAGTCCCAGTTTATCAATTCATGATCAAAATGGCTATTATTTATGCTTTTCTTGCAATCAGAGGGGTAATTTTAAAGAATTGTCCGAAAAAGTATCTTCTAATGGATTTTCTACAGATAGCAATGCAATCATACCAAAAGAAACAAGAAAATCGATTGTAGGGGCATTCTCGCAACAAAAAAAATTCAAAAAAGATAAAAAATTTAATGAACAAGTAGGATTAGTATTAGGGTACATAAAATACACTGAAGAGAACTGGGACACACTTGAAAAGCCACATCATTGGAAAAAAGAAGTTGCTTTAAAGAATGTTTGTTGGGATTGGCATACCAGTAACTGGGTTTTTTATGATCGTGATGTAGATGGAGATATTGACTTTATTAAATGGCATAAAGGTAAACAGTATGGAAATACAAAGTCTAGGTGGTTTCCGGCAGCAAATATAAAAAAACAAACTCCCTTACTTGTTATAACTGAGGGAGAGAAAGATTTCTTAAGTATAGAGTCCATTCGTGGGGGGACTATTACCTCAACTACTGGCGCTAAATCACATCCTACTGTAGAAGAACTTAAAGACTTTGAAAAAGTATTAATTTTATATGATAACGATGAGCCTGGAATAACTGGGGCGGAGCAACTTGCTTATGAATTAGCTTTACAAAAAATACCAAATGTTTATATAGCAGAATGGGGGGATGTACCCGAGGGCTTTGATGCAACCGATGCTACTGAGGAACAGATTAAAGAGGCTATAGCAAACTGCAAAAAATATGATCTTCGTGAAAAACTAGATATTTTTACTATAGGCGACTTTTTAGATAATGAAGAAGATGAACAAGAAATTATAGTAGATAAGGTTATGACCAGAGGTGGTGTAACAACTATTGCAGGATCCGATGGGGTTGGTAAATCTTTTTTAGCTTTACAGTTTGCACTGGCTTGTGCAACTGGTACAGAGTTTTTAGGCTTTAAAGTTAATAAACCTTACAAAGTGTTGTTAGTACAATTTGAGTTATCAAATCAAGAATTAAGAAGTAGGCTCAGAGTTATGTACAATAATATGGATGCAAAAATAAAAAACCCTGGGCTTTTAGATATTAAAGGAATTGGGGAAAATTCTGTGTTTGTTGATAATTGGACAATGATTGATGGATCATTAATAAGCAATGACTATGATGTTCTGATCGTAGACAACTTATACACATCCACTGAAAAAGATGTGCAGAACAATCAAGAACTAGCAAAGCTGCTTAGTAAAATAGCTTTAATAAAAAATAAATATGACATCGGCATAATGTTGATTAATCATCATACCAAAATGACACAAGAAACCAAAACTTTAAATAAAGATATGATCAGGGGGGGTAAATCCTTTACTGACTTTGTTTCTAATTCTATACAAGTCGCACAATCTAATCTAGCGCATGACTTAAAAATATTTAAACTTACAAAATGTAGATCGCAGCAAGCAGACATTTTGAATGTTCCTTTTTGCATGGAGTTTGATGAAGACACACTACACTTTGAAAAACTAAATGCAATAGAAAATGAAAGTGTTCACTATGTAGACATCAAGAAGAAACCAGAGTTTCAAGCATTTAAACACCTAAAATCTTATGCAACTGCACAAACAATTAATTCTAAAAAATACCCTGCAATATTAAATATTGAACAAATAAAGGCTTACATAGAGGGAGAATTAGGTCGAAATCCTAAAACTACCTACGCATGGATCAATAGATTAATAGAATTTGGACTATTTGAAAGAGTATCTCATGGACATTACTTGATTAAGAATTACAAGTATTTGGACACTGATGACACTCATTGACATAAATTTTAGGACTATCTCCAGGCACAAAAGAACTACAACTCTTGCAAACTATCTTAGGAACATAAATTTTATATTTATCTGATTTTATCTTTTGTATGTATTCAAGATATGTCATTTTCATATTCATGTTTACGATATTGATCAATCCAAGTCTTTCTTTTTCTCCATGGAACATTAACAAAAATCCACCAACCGGGGTAAGGCTTTGTATCTCTTTTTTTATTTTTTATTTCTTTATCTTTTTTATCGTAAGTAGAATGCGAATTTGCCATTTTTCTCCTTTTTAAAATGTTCATCTAATTTGCTATAATTTCCTATTATGAATTTATGTTGTTCTCGGGTAATTTTCAACACCCTTAAAACCCTAGTGTCAAACATATTATAATGTCCTTGACCTTGTAGCGCTTTATAGCCTCTGAATTGTTCACGAGTAATTAACATTTTATAACTCCTTTTCTTCATCTTTCAGAATTGGCATATCAAGATCTTGGGCATAGGAATTATCTCTATGTTTTTTTGATACTTCTTCTAAATGACCAAGTATTAATTTTAGCCTAGATATTTTTTTATCAATGTTAGACAACTCTTTGAAGGCTGCGGATATTACTTTATCTAATTTATCACTCATTATCTTGCTCCTTTACGAACTTAACTAAGTCCATTATTATTTTATAACTAATATAAATCCCGATTATAGATCCTAAAATTTCAATCATTATGACTCCTCGTATGTATTATCAAACTTATCAAGGTGTTCCCATGTGTTTTCTTTATCGTATTCATCTGCCCTTTCTTTTACTAATTGAAAATCACTCCAATCTTTACAAGTCCGACATAAAGCAGAATATACTTTTAACCCCTCATCATAAATTGGTTCAGAGGCGGGGCTATCTCCACATCCACAAATTAACTCACTCATTATGACCTCCTATCTGTAGTACAACATTATCTCCAATAACATAACTACTTTCAATATCTCTATAATTACCTACCTCTTCATCAAATATCCAAATTCTGTTTTCAACTTGTTGTATGATAAAGAATAAGTCATCGTTGCTTAAAGAATTAATTAGTTTATTTAATTCTTCTACTCTTTTCTCTTTCATTATCTACCTCTTTTATTTCTTAAAAGATTGTTCATACTATGCAAAACATAATACAACTCTCTTTTAGTTAATCTATAATTTGTGATTTCTCGAACTCCCCCACCGGAGTTCACTATCTGCTCCAGTTTTACTCCACCATAACTATGATCGATTGTGAAGTGTCCGATGTTGCACCCATTATCTCCAAACATTTCTTTTGGATTACCGGTAAAATCGTTTAACAGATCCAACTGATTTTCCAAATGACTATTTTTTATTCTTTCCATTATCTACTCCTTACTTTCATATTTACTTTTTAATTCATTAGCACAATCGTCTAAATGTTCTAATGAAAATGATTGACTTAAATATTCATTTAAAAAAGTTAATAAGTCTTTTTTGATGTCTTTCTGTTTATTTAGAATATTATTTCTTGCATCAAAATAACTGAACATTAACTCTTTCATATCTACTTCTTTAAATACTCTTAAGTGTGTAATAGCCTTATCAAGTTGTTCATCTAGCCCTTGGGGGGACAGACTTTCTCTATCTTCATATAAGAGTTCTTTTAATATTTCTATCGTTTTATCTATTCTTTCCATTTCTACCTCTTTTTGTTGTTTTTTGTAAAATTTTTGCATTGCAGCTTAAAAAAATGTCCTCAAATTGCCCCTATATGCTCGTAAAATCTTTTCTTGGACATAATGTATGGGGGGTTTTTGGGGGTAGGGCGACTTCTGAGTAGCCATACAATAGAAGAAAAAACCCTACCCCAAATAATATACAACGAATCATCCTCTTCTGACCACCTTGTGCAGGATCTTGGAGGTGCGGGGGTTGAGGGCGCTTATTAACGACTTACTAACTGATTTAACTGATATATGAGATGTAATATAGATATGAGTTTCATCTTGGCTCTCAAGTCCAAACTCATCTATGGATACACCCTCAATCCCCTTTATGAACTGGTAATGAGCATTTCCCAGTAATTCTCTCGCATTAATCATTTGACTTCAAGTGGGGAGAATGCTTTCTAAATGGAAATGTTAAAAACTTCACATTCTCTTTTTCTATACTATCAATATGACTAAGCATAGCAAAATAGTCTATACTACCAAATGACTGATGATCATCTATTAACTCATCCCAAACCTCTTCACTTAATAGACCACTTCCTATAACATCTTCTAACACGAACCTATGAAAATTATTAAAGTAATCTCTATAATGAAGTAATAAATCTTTATATACCTCATTATCTTTTTCTAGGTTCTCTACCTTATTTTTTAAGATATAATAACTATCTTCTAAATACACACTATCTTTTTCTGCCATTACTTAACCTCCCTATCTTCATTTACTTCTTGTGATAATACAACCATTTCTGTATCAAGTTTTTTAATTTCATCCATAAAGTAATTATCCATTGTATCAAACTCTAATACATATTTTTTAACCTCATCGTTCCATTGATAATTCACTGGAACTTTTAATACAAATGGAACACCTCTTATATCTTTTTCTTTACTCATTACTTAACCTCCTTAACACTACTCTTTAAACTTCTATACAAATCGTAATCGCTATGGTCTTTTTCTAAATGCAACAAATCAATCCATATTGTACCATTTGTACACTCCATTAAATAATCATAATGATATTCATCTAAGACTTTTTGCAAGTCTTCTTTATTAATATAAATTGCAATATCTTTATATTTACGACCGGTTTTGTTAAACCTACCTTCTAACTCTTCATAATTAAAAGATATACCCTCAAAATCAAAGTCAGTCCTATCAATCATAACTGGGGCAGATTTTGTAAATTTATATTTCTTTTTTGTATTTTCATGAACTTCGTTAAAAGGACATAATTTGGTTTTTCTACTCATTTTTTAACACCTCATTTTGTTATTAATTTTCTACTCTTAAAAAGTAAACAATACTTTTACAAAGTGCAAGAAATTTAGATCCCAGGGGGGTAGGGGGGGTATCCCCCCCCGGTTTCCAGTTATGGTAAGTATTGGTATAAATAACACTTATTAGTACCAATAGTACCAGTAAAAAACATACTGGGGTGGGGGTTATGGGGGGTTGTAGCCTTTTTTGTGATATAGTATAATGATTAAAGAAAATTTTTTTAACGAGTGCATACATAGCGAAGAAGAAGACATGACTTGTCCTTTTGCTTTGCAGCAAAATGAAAAAACCCTATGTTCTCAGTTATTAGGGTGGCACACTGATACTGCGGATGTTTCCGAACTGAAATCTTGTTTTATGACCAGTAGTCCCAGGAACAAATTATCTATTGTTAATAAAATCAAAAAAAACCCTGGGAAAAATAATATTAGAGAAGATCTCACATAAAAGGCAGTTTTTAGGCAAAAAAAAAGGGGAACAAATAAAAATTTGTCCCCCTTTCGTTGGGTTCATCTGCTTTGGGTGTTAGCCCATATTCTTGGCTCTGATATTTTGCACATAATCCAAAAATCGATATTTATCAAAATTTGGATTTTGTTTTTTCAGAAATACTAAAAAGTCAAGCATGATATTTTCATTATTGCTTTTAGTATTTTCGCCTAGAATTTTTGCAACTTCTATGAAGTGTTTCCTAGTCATTTAAATGCTCCTTTCATAATCCAAGCCTTTAAGGATCTTAGAGGCTCGGGTTATTTGTTCTTTTAGTTTCTCATTCTCTCGCTTTACTTCCCATAATCTCAAGTAGATTTTTTGGTAAGTTCTATCAAGGTTATCGTATTTTATTTTTAACCTTTCTAGGGTAAGCGCATAAGGGTTTTTTTTATATTTATCGCCTAATAAAGTTAAGTAATACAACCCCTCTTTATTTTGCGATATTATGCCCTTATTCTTTAAACTCCACAAATTCGTAGTATACCACCCATTAGGGGCTTTCCTTGGGTTCTCTACCCCTTGCCCTTTCTTTGATTGGTAATAAGTGAAGTTCTGCATTTGTTTGTATGTCATAGGGCTTTTTTTAAGCCTATAACATAGCTTACTAATGATAGTCATAAACTACCTCCTTTGCTTTCGCAGTCGTTATCTAATTTTCAAATATCTTGGCTATTCTCTGCTCATCAGACACCCGACAGAATAGCCTTTATAGGTGTTATTGCCACTTTTCCCAACGATCTGATTTTATCGACGAGAAAAGCGACAATTTCGCATTTATTTTCTTACCTCCTTATTTTTAAAATCTCTTTCAATGTTTATTGAAACATTAAAAGAGTTTTTACAATCACCACAACCCCAATGCTCCAACTCTCCACCTATTATGGTTTCGATATATTCCATATTATCGCAATCTGAGGGGCATTTATTTTGCTTACTAGCCCATTCATCAAAGACAAACACAACATTGGATTTGAGTTCGTTTATATCATCTTCATTCAGATTGTAAATTACTGGGAATTTTATTAAATCGTGCGCTTTATCTAATACAACATTTTGTAATTCAAGTTCATTTTTAAAGCACATTTCGGCATATAAACCATTACCCCCAGACCTTGTATAATCAAACCTTTTTTGGTGTCTTGTGATGATTTCTGCAAGTCCATATATACAAGATTGATAAGAGTTGATTTCTTCGGTGTTTTTACAATCTAGGCAGTAATATTCTTCTATGTGACTTCCTCCCCTTTCATACTTAACCTCATAATCAAACTCAACATTAATACTGCCACAATCACTGCAAGTGGTTTCATCTTTATAATGAAGACAAGAGCAAGAAGTCAAATGTTTGCCCTCTTCATATTTAGTTGCAACATCTTGCATAATATTAGTATAACTCATCTTCCCCCTCCTCATCTTTAATGAAATGCGTTGAAAGGGTTTGCAATTCTTCTTGGACATCTTTAATTAGTTGTTCATAATCCAAGCCCTCATACTCTTCCCCATTATATTTGAATATCTCCCCATTATATATTTTATATTTAATGGTTAAATAATCGTAATCTTCTTTAATGGTTTCTTCTTCCCATTGAAAGCCCATAGTAGCACCAATGAACCCAAACAAACATAGAACCCATACATTTAATAAGGTTCTTAATTCCGGGTTAAATTGCATAATAAATGGTATTACAACTAAACCAATTACAAATACAACTTGGCAAAACCTTAGCATTATTTTAAATATGATACTTCTCATTTTTAATCTCTCTTTCAGTTTGTTAAATAATCTCATAATAATTAAATATAGTAATAAATAAAAAAAAAGGGGGATTTATTTTTATTGGGTATCCTGGGCGCTTGTTTTATCACATTTTTTCTATGTCCAAATGTATAAAAAGGGAAGTAAGCGGAAATAAACCCCCAACTTCTGCCACTTTGTCAATCGATGGATCTAAACTGCTTGACCTCCTCTAAACATTTTGCGTATAATATCTATTATGTATAATTGGCGAACATTTACCCCCTTACACCCAAGGACAAGCATCGGGGGGGTGCGGGTGTGACTCTTAAAATTTTCAGTATGCTTGTAAAAGGATTGTTTACAGATGAGTGATTGGGAAATGCTTACAGACAAGAATGCAGAGATGCTTACAGATAGTCAAGATCTCCGACTTGAGTTTGTAGAGAAACTTCATATTTTTTCTAGTGGTCTTATAGATCCAGAAGATCGTAAATGGCAACTTGCAGCGCATGAGGCATACGACACTTTATCTGAAAGAGAAAGACAAGTATTTAAACTTCGCCTCAAAATGATGACATTCCCCCACATTGCTCAGGGGCTTGATATTTCTGTTAGCAGTGCCAAAACATATTGGCGTAGAGCTTTGATGAAGTGCGAACAGTTTTTGTAGTCTAAAATAGCATTAGATGAACAGATCAAACATTGGGAGGATCCATGCCTTATCACAAGGGAAAGAAAAAAAAGAAAAAAGGTAAGAAAAAGAAATGAAAGTCAAAGCTCCAAGAGGTTATCATTTTATGAAAAAGAAAGGTGGTAAATTTACTTTGATGAAACATAGTGGTAAATTTAAAAAACATAAAGGGGCTTCATTATATGCTAACTTTAAAATACAAAAAAGGCACAAGTAATGGCTAAAAGAGGGTTATACGCAAATATTCATGCGAAAAGAAAAAGAATCAAAAGACAGAAAGCAAGTGGTGCTAAAAAAGTGGAAAGAATGCGAAGTAAAAAAAGTAAATATGCACCAACTGCATCCGCATTCAGAAAAGCAGCTAAAACTGCTAGAAAGAGAAAGTAAATGCCAAAGGTTTTAAAAATAAATCCAGAGAAAGTAGAAATGTTAGCTAGTTTCGGTTGTAGTACAATTGAGATAGCTAAATTTTTTGGTTGTGACGAATCTACCATTCGTAAAAAATATAAGTCAGAACTTGCATCCGGGAAAGAGCAAATGAAGATTAGACTTAGACAACTTCAATGGAAACACGCATCGTTAGGGAACACTGCATTATTAATATTTTTAGGAAAACAGTATTTAGGACAATCTGAGAAACAAGAAGTTGATTTCAGTGGTAACCTAGAAACTATTTTAAAAGAATGTGGATATGAAGATAACCCAATAGGCGATGCTCAAAAAGATACTGAATAAAGAGAAGCTCTGGAACTTAATAGAGTATGTTCCTACTCAAAATCAATTAGATGTACATAATTCTAATGCTAGATTTCGTGTAAATATACAAGGGCGTAGATCAGGAAAGTCTTTTTCTGCTGCAGCCGAAGCACTTCCATACTTACTTACCCCCAACACTAGGGGGTGGGTGGTTGCTCCAAATTATGAGCTTTGTGATAAAGTTGCTCGTTTAATAAAAGAGTATGTGATGTTAAAGCTCAAACTTCCGATTGCTGCAAAAAAAGAAATATCTGGACAAATTTATTATTTAAAATTATTAGGGCTAAATAGCGAATTATGGATTAAGTCATGTGATAACCCAGACTCACTTGTGGGGGAGGGGCTTGATTGGATGATTATAGATGAGGCTTCTAGGGTAAAGCAAATAGTATGGGAGCAATATTTAAGACCTACATTGTCAGATAGGGGGGGATGGTGTCTAATGACTACTACTCCATTAGGATATAATTGGTTATACGACTTGTATGTAAGAGGTCAGTCTAAAGATTATGCAGATTGGGACTCCTGGCAACATCCATCTTGGCAATCTCCATATTTTAAAGATAGTATAGATGAACTTAAGAAAACACTTACAAAAGAAACACTGGCTCAAGAGTTTGGGGCAGAGTTTACTTCTTTTGCGGGTAAAGTATACGATTTTGATCGTAGAGTTCATATTGGTAGGTTTGACTATGATCCCGATTTACCTACTTACTGTTCTATTGACTTTGGTTTTAGAATGCCTTGTGTAAATTGGTTTCAAGTAGCCAAAGGAGAGAATGAGGATGATTTAGATACTATTTATGTAATAGATGAAATATGTCACGAAGAAAATATAAAGACTGAGGACTTAGCAAAGATGATTATTAAAAAGCCTTATGATGTTCGTAGATATTTCTGCGATCCTGCGGGGGGTGGAGTTCAAGCACAAAGTGGTATTGGAGATATAGAAATTTTTAGAAGACATGGTATTAATGTCCAGTATAAAAGAGATAGAGTTTCTAGGAATATTGCAAATGGGGTAGCTCATGTAAGAACTTGGTTTGAGGATGGAGATGGGGATCCACATATTTTTTATGATGAGAGATGTAAGTCTAGTATTGAAAGTATTGAGAATTACAGATACCCAGAGAAAAAATCTGATCAACGATTAAAAGAAGAGCCTTTAAAAGATGGTAGAAATGACCACCATGCAGATACTTTAAGGTACTTCATAGTAAACCTTTATCCTATTAAACAGAACAAGGCAGGAACAATACAATGGTAATAACGAAAGATTTAGCTACAGAAAATATTATAAATGCTCTTTCAGAGCAGTTTAGTTATATAGAAACTGAAAGACATAAAGAGATTGATAAATTATTAGATTTTTATGAGGGATTAAACACAGAAGACTATGTTGGTTCTTATTTTGGCACTGAAACATTAGCACAGATTCCAGTATTTAGTCAAAATCTTACACGAAGAGTTATTAAAGCTCGTTCTATGACTTATAAAAGACCGCCGGTTATGAATGTTGATGATCGTTATGATGAGTATGTAAATATTCATGACTTAAATGCAAAAAGAAGACAATTAGAATCTTTAACCTATTTGTTAGGTTGTATGGCTTTCAGATCAAGGTGGGATGAAGCTACACAAAAAGTAGAATACGAAAATTTAACACACTTCGAGCCATTGTTCTTGCCTTATGAAGATAAACCATTCGGAATAGCATATTTTGTTCCTAGTTATGGATATTCTGCAGAAGAATCGTCAGATATGATGATTGTATGGACTGAAGATAGACCTGGTTACCAGGGTAGACATTTTGGCATCATTGATGGTAATAAAGTATCATTCAACGATGGAGATCTAAATCCTTATGGAATAGTTCCAGTAGTATACACCCATCGCTATCCCCCGCTTCGTGGACAATTCTATTCTGCGAATGCAGCGGATGTTGTTTCTGCAGACTTGCACACTTCTATAGCAATGACTGAACTAGCACTATGTCTACGATTTGGTGCAATAGGTATTCGTTATGTTACAGGAGTGGATGATGCCAGTAGAATTGAACTAGGTGTAGATAAATTGTTATATCTACCGGAGGGGGCTAATTTCGGTATTACCGGACCTAACGCTTCTATTAGTCAAATTATAGATGGTATAAAATTCTATGTTTCTGCAACACTGTCCAATAATCATTTGAGAATTAAATGGGCAGACTCACATGGTAATGCACCTAGTGGTAGTGCGCTTCGTATTCAAGAGATTGAAAATATGGAAGAGCGTATTGCTACGACTGAAGACACATATAGAGTATTTGAAAAGAAAAGATATGAAATAGATAAAAGAATTATTGAGGTACAAAAGAACATTAGTTTAAATAGTGACTATAGTGTTGATTTTGTAGAACCTAAGATGTATTTAGATCCACAAGAAGAAGTGAATTACTGGACTTGGAAGTTTGACCAAGGTTTAGATAATAAACAAAATTGGTTCAAATATAATAACCCAGATATGAGTGATAATCAGATTGAGGAATTGCTAAAAGCCAATGAAGTAGAAGAGCAAGAGCCACAAAATCCTTTACTTAATAGACTGAAATCATAATGCCAATACAAGATACTATTACACAAGCTCAAGAAGAGTTTGTAGAATCTTATGACACTGCTATTGATACTTTTATAGAGCAATCTAAACAAGTAGAAGAAGAGCAGTTGGATCCTTTGACTGTATTAGGTGGAGTTATTATTGCAGATTATTGGTTGCAAGACTTATTAATGACTAACGCTATTAATCAATATTTGTTCCGCATAGATTCAGTCTTAGATGATTTAATTTTGTATGGTTCAGTAAATGAACTTCAATTACAGTCATTTCGTTTTGCCCACGAACAATTAATAGCTAATTATACTTTGTCTTTAGGGGAAAAGGTAAAATTAGAAGTAATTAGGGGGTTAGCAAGTGGTTTTTCGGCTACTCAAATAAAAGAATTAATTGAAAGAAACTATTTTTTAAGAACTAGTTCAGTTACAACCTTTATTCAAACTCAAATAGCAGACTATGCTAATCTTGTCACACAAACTATGTCAAATAGTATGCCAGAAGATACAGAATATTTATTTGTTAATCCATTGGATGATAAGACTAGACATTTATGTATAAAAATGGTTTCTTATGGAAAAATGACAAAAAAAGAAATAGAGGCTAGTTTCCCAGGAGCTTTTTTAGATCGTGGTGGTCCTAATTGTAGGGGGTATTGGGAAATAGCTAGTAATATTGAAGATAATGAGCAAGATATAGCAAAAAAACGATTTAAAGGTTTACAAGATAAGTATAAATCAAAAAATCGTAATTTAAACATAAAAACTCTACAAGAGTATTACCAGGATAGGAAAAATGGCTAGTAAGTACGATAAAATGTTTCCAACTAGAAAACAAAATCAAGAAACTGCAAAAAAAGCTGCAGAAAGTCATAGAGATATATTATTTAGTCAAAGAAATGTTTTTGGTAAGAGAACAGCAAAGTTATCAGATGCTTATTTGACGAGAAAAAGAAGAAAAAGACCTAGCGCACCTGCTAGATCAGACTTCTTTAATACTGGATCTATGTATAAAAGTTTTAGGGCAGAGGGTAGAGTAACTTCAAAGACTAAGGTAGCTTATGCCTTTGATTCTTATTTGAAACTAGAGGACTTGCCAGTAGGACTAAGTAAAGGTAAAAACTACCAATATGCCTTAGAACAAGGTAAAAAACAGATACCAACTAAAACATTCGACTTAATTGTAAACGATTTAAACAAGAATATAAGTGGTAACTTAAAAAAAGTATTACGCAGAAAAAGAGATTTTAAGATTACAATAACAATATAAAGGGGTTAAAATGTCACAAGACAATACACTCGACCAGAATATGGTCACAGAAAAAGAGTCAGAGCCGACTCAAGAAACATCATCATCAGACAACATTGGGCAACTTGTATATGAAGCCAAAAAACATCGTCAAGAAAAAGCGAAACTTCGTGAAGAACTTAACGATCTTAGGGCAACTATAAAAGCTACTGATGAAGCAAAACTTGTAGAACAAGAAAAATACAAGGAGCTTTCAGAGAGCCTTTCTCAGGAAAGAGATACATATAAGGCAAAAGCTGATGAGTTTGATAGTTTTCAAAAAGAATTTAG